AACGTGGTCCCCACATTCACAGGTATCAGGAAGCTCCGTCTGGGCCTGGGCTTGTGTTCTTGAGAGTGGGCGGCAACTATATTGTTTCCACCTATGACAATCACATTACTATTGTAGGTGATGAAGAGGAGAACCCGTCCGATTTGATCGAGATAGTAAGCCGAATCAACCTCGTATATACCAAAGACGTGTATTTGAACGTCACGGACAAGTTGCACTTGTTCTACGCCAAGGAAATCATTCTGTTGCTGGCCGGTCAAGACTGCACACCGCCGCCCGGATGCGGGGGTTGCGGTGGAGAAAATCCATGCTTCGGAGCCGTCATTGTGTACGACTTCTGCACGGGTTGCGTGAGAATCAGTGACCGTGTGTTCGCAAGTACGTCGGGTAAGGCTTCGCCATTGTCGGTCTTCCAGTTAGCGCCGTTTATGAAGTGTCCGCCGTGCTAAGGAGTTAAATGCGTAACTTTTTGGGAATCCCTTATCCGGTCAGAAAGACGCCCCAGGGATTCTTCTATTCCCAGGGCGGCATTGACCAGATTAAATCTGACATGCTGTGCCTATTGCTAACGAATCCTGGAGAGCGGGTTATGAACCTGAACTTCGGGACGCCATTGCGCAAGTTGGTCTTCGAGCCGAACGATGCGGCCCTGCAACTCAAGGCGAGAAACATGATAATTAACTCCATTAAGAAGTGGGAACCCCGTATTGCTGTCAAAAACATAGAAGTAAAGTCCACAATAGAAACATCCTCGCTGAATAAAGAGGACAACAGGACTGAAAGTGAACACATATTGTTCATCCGAATCATATTCGTGGACCCACAAAACATTAAGGAAGTTCAAGAACTTGTACTCGAAGTTCCACTAGCAGGAGGAGCAACATAATGGCGACAAATAACTGCCCATTTGACATAACGCCGTACACTCAGTCGTCAATCATTACGACTCCGAACATCTTCAACCTGAACTACACTAACCAGGACTTCTGGTCCATGAAGACCCGGTTGATCGAGTTCACAAGACAGAAATTCGACAAGGAATTCTCCGACTTCGTTGAGTCGTCGTTGGCCATCATGTTGATCGAAAATTGGGCCTTCCTTGCGGACACCTTGTCCTTCAAGATGGACCAAATAGCAAATGAAATCTTCATCGACACAGTGACGGAAACAGAGAACGCATTTAGACTTGCGAAACTTGTGGGCTTCAAGCCGCAGCCGCCCATTGCGGCACGATCTCTATGGACGGCCACTCTCAATAACCCGGTATTGACCGATGTAGTAATCCCTACGCCGTTTGATGTGAGAGTAAACGCTGGCCCGACTAATATCACCATCGAATTGTTCCCGGCAGACGCCGACAACAACCCAATGCTGGATCAGGACATCATCATCCCGGCGAGCAGCATTGTAAATGCTGCCATTGTAGGTCTTGAGGGAAAAACCAGAAAATTCGACACCAACGGGACCGGCACAGTGGGACAGACGATTCAGTTGCCGGAAACGCCGGTCATTTTTGACTCAGTGCGGGTGTCGGTTGACGGGGTGCTATGGAAAGAAGTCGATTACTTCACTGATTCCCAACCTCGCCGTGAGTACCGGCTGGAATTCGACTCCAATTACAGTGCCTTCGTCATCTTCGGCAATAACCGGGCTGGATTGATTCCTTCCCAGGGAAGTAAGATTTCGGTCACTTACCGTCAAGGTGGTGGGTCCATAGGCAACATCGTGAGTGGCACAATCCAGAAGCAAACGATCATCAATGTGCCGGGCCTGTCGTTCAGCGTGCCAGTCGGCTTGAGAAACTACACCAAAGGTCAATACGGCTACGATGGCGACACGATTGATGACATCAGAAGCAAATTGCCAGCCTGGGTACGGGCGCAGAACAGGGCGGTGACGGGGCTTGACTACAAGACCTTAACCGATCAGTTCGCAACGCCATATCAGGGGCAGATCGGCAAGTCCACGGCAGTATTGAGAAATTACGGCTGCTCAGGGAACATTATTGACTTGTACGTTCTTGCCCTGGACGGGACTGACAAGTTACAAGAGGCGACCAATGAGTTGAAAGTGTCTTTGCAAACATACATAGACTCCCTGAAGATGTTCACGGATTATGTCTGTATCAGAGATGGTCAAGTAATCCTAGTGGATACTAATCTGGACGTAGTTCTCGACAGGTTTTACCGTAAGTTTGAGGACGAATTGAGGGTCAAAATCCAGCGACGTTTGGACTCCTTCTTCTCGTTACAGAAGTGGGAATACGGGCAGACGTTGCGTAATTCGGACATGATTAAGGCTCTGTCTGATCTCAAGGAAGTTGGAAGGTACGAAGTGACGTTTGTAACGAATGATGCAGAAAATGGTGGAAATAACGTGACGACCAAGTTCTATGAAATCATTCGGCCAGACACAACGGCAATTACCTTCACATATGAATAAGGAGAAGTCGTGGCTATTCTGACGATAAACGACAACCCGTCGATTTCAGATACTATTGTTTTCACCCTCCCGACGCCAGACGCCGCTGGATGTTTTACGTCCAATCCCTATAAGGTGAACAAGGTAATCATCTACTATGTCGAACGGGACTTCTCCAGCGGCAACCTGAGTGAATACGAGAACAAAACCTACAATCAGGAAAAGCTCTCGGCGGCGGCAGTCGCCGAAGCCCTTGCCTGCGCCACGCCAACAGACGAGAACATAGAAGCGGCCAAGAGGCTCAGATACGAAGCGGAAAGCAACGTATCCATCAACCCGTTCTATTTCAACGAAGCAAAACCAGTCCAGATCGTTGGCAACGACTTATACCCAGCTTGGCTCTCAACTGATCTTGACAATGCCTTCCTGGATAACCCGGAAACTGCAACCTTTACCTATACATGGCAGCCGCAAGGTATGCGTGAAGGCGATTATTTCATTTGCTGGACCTGGACGCCGCTGGTTGCTGGCGACAGCTTGTCATCCCACGTCCGATTTGCGCTCCGTGGTGATACCCAGGTTACAACCAGCATTCCAACGCATTTCACGAACCCGGACAAATACCCGACCTTATTGGAACGCTATACGCCGGAAATGTTCAAGATGGTCATCTCAGATGATGACCGGACGCCGGACGTGCTTGATAAGTTCAACCAGTCTATTGCCTTGGGATTCAACGTCCTCGAAGACTTAGCAAATCAGCTAGTCGATCTTCAAGACGCCAACTCAGTCCATGAGGCCCTAATCCCGTATTTGTCCAACTTGTTTGATCTCAAGCTCAAGACGAGCGACCCTACAAGATGGCGTGGCCAGATTAAGCGTGCCATACCTTTGTTCAAGATGAAGGGAACGAGAAAGGGCTTGGCCGAAGCAATGGAACACGCTGCCATAACTATGCTCGACTTGACCCAGCTATGGGAGATAATCTCTTCCTATACATGGCAGGAAGTATTTGTTTTTGACGGAGTGAGTGAATTCTGGGAACTTGAGAGGGTCGCTCTTGAAATTGACTACGATAACTTCGAGCTTTGGCTTCGGGCGGCGGATTCGGACACCTGGATTCCGCTTAGTTCTGATTATGTAGAGTTCATCACCAGCGACGGCATCACAACAATGTCATGGGTTGGCGGTGGTTTGTCTGTTGATCCAATCGTGTTGATCGAGGGAGACGAAATCCGTGTGCTTTACAAGTACGCAGAAGTCCCAGACCCAACTGCGCAAGCAATAGAAAATTACATACGGTCATTACCACTTATGGATCAGAGAGACGAACGGGACCAGATTTATCCTTTGAAGAACTGGAACGTCCGGGTAATCCCCGAAGATGACTCGATGTTCGACCTCGTGATTCCAACCAGACATCCTTACCACGAATGGCTGATCTATGGCAAGGTGCGCACCGAGTTCCCATACAGTGAAAACATCTACAACATGGAAGAATACAACGGCAGTATTCGCAACTCAAAAGAACCTTGCGATATTGGCCGAGATTTTGTGGACCCTTGCACGGCCTGCATCTCTTCCTGTTACAACATCTCCCTTGAAATCGAGAACCTCTCCGACGACCGAATCATGGAAGCTAAAGAAGTGCTGCGGGAGTTTACCCCGTTCCATGCCGTATTGCACACGTTCAACTTCTTGGGTGGTGTAAATGAGTTTGTGGAATCGCCTCTTGAAGAGGTTGAGGCGCTAGTCACGATCAACGGCAGCGAATTTGTAATCGCCGGGGAAGCTCAAATGTACTTCAACCGCATTATGCGTCTAGTGGAAACTCAAGGCATTCTTAGAAGCAACTTAGCCAACAGTGCAGTCGCCCTAGCGACCACGGCGGGCGTAGGCTACAACGATGAGATTGTAGTGTTTTGCCCGGCAAGCAAACTAGACAACGTAGGCATGGCACTGGATGGCAGTGCGAGGCTAGATATTTTGGCTCCGTCTCCCCTTGCTGGTATTTACAACATAGTTGACCCACGGGGCAATGTAGTCACCGTAGACCTGTCTTCTGGCACGCCAGTCCCAGGTTCCGAGCCGATTGACAACTGCAACAACCTGTTCGCAAACGATGATACCATCAATAC